ACGTAGGGCGTTTTGAAATCAAATTTCTTAAGACAAACAACATCAGTATCAACCCAATAGCCGCCTTTCTCAAATAACAACTTATATCTAAAATAGTTTGAAAAAGCTGAATAGCTTTTGTGGTCTTTATACATAAAAATCATGTCTTCTGGTAATATTTCATTACCATCTTTGATTTGTACGCCTTCCGGAACTCCTTCAACATCTGAATAAGTATATAAGTGAACTTCGTGTTCATTTTTTATAAAAGAAGAAAGGCTAAGTCTTTCCATGGTTGATAACTTATTGCCAACCCACATTGTTTGAATAATGTTACTAGCCATTTGCCACTCTTTGCCAGAAGCGATTTGGCACTTCTTTCAAATAGTCTTCTATTTTTGTCACACTCTTTGTTTTAAACCATTTTTCGTTTAAATGCTGAACATTGTCGTTTGTTTCAAGTTCACAACCTAATAACTTTGCCTCGATTACCAATCTAGGACATGTATCTCCTCCAGTTGGTAAAAAGCACAATCCTTTAGATTTAGCTAGTGTTTCCAATGTTTCTTCATAAGATTTACCATGAAGTTTAATAAACTCTTTCTCATTTTCTTTGCACCATTTTTGTGCCTCCTGAGCGCCCTTTACCCATGATGGAGAGGCTGATACTACCCACTTATCCTCTTTATTGCCTTTATATTTTTTTCGTAGATTTTTGATCTTTTCAAAAAAGGAATCATCAAATACTGAAGATAATACAACACACTTTTCTTTATCTAAATCTAGGTGCTCTAAATGTACTTCCATTTGTTTTTCAGACATAAAGAAAATATTTGCAGCTGCAGATAGAAACTTATTAGCATTTTTACCATGCTCTTTTGTAGCGCAATTACATTCTTCTCCTTCAAGAGTCTTGTGCAATTCAAGATTGCGATATTGACAAAACTTATAATCAAATTCAACAACGTTATAAGATTTAACAGACTCAACAATCTTATCGTGAACGCCGGCGTTGAGTTGTGTATAATTGCCAAAAATCCAAGCTTTATCTTTATTAGCCTCGACAAAATCTTCAGTGACGTGTGCACAATTGATTTTGTAAACTTCTTTATCAGTTTTATCAATAAGTGCTTGCAGGCTAAACTCTGCTCCGCCGGATAATTGATCTGCAAAATAATCACTTACGAAGATATAATCAGCATCCATGGAAGTTTTCATATCTTCTCCAAAGATAGTTTCAACAAATTTCTTGCACATTTTCTCTTCAGAAAAGTTCTCTAAAATCCATTTCTGTAATTTTTTTGCTTGAGATTTATAACGAGTAGGATCTTTATAAACATCGCCCATTTTAGCTTTTGCAGATCCTTTTTCTGGTACTGCCCACTGTGATCCCTCTTGTAGGACGCCTTTCCAAATTGCAGATTGAGGAATGTCTTTTAACTCATAAGAGACCCTACCAAACATATGTTTATTTTTTGCGCGACCTTTTTTGTTTTTTTGTGGCATGTAAAGAAAGTCTAGATGACCACTCCAGTCTGTTGCAACAACTGGAAGTCCATTATATGCCGCTTCAAACAGCGGAAGACCATATCCTTCTCCATGAGTCAATGAAACTAGAGACTTGATTTTAGGATGTGTGTATAGCCCATTCATCTCTTCTTCTGACATTGTTCCGTGAAGAAGATAAATCTTGCATTTTATATCGGCTGGTCTTCTTGATAATAAAAGATCTAATCGCTGCTTAATATGCCGACGATCTAAAATACAATTTTTCATTAAATTAGTTTTTACTACCAATCCAACTTTTTGGTCTTTAAATTCTTCCATGAACCAAGCAATAGTGTTTTCAACGTTTTTTCGAGGTCCCCATTGCGCGACCATTAAAAAATTAAAATCATATTCTAAATCAAGATCTACTGGTTTTACTTCTAATGTTTTAACAGGATAGTTAACAACCTCAATAGGTGTTTTACACCTGAAATCTTCAATTCTTTCGCCCGTAGCTTCAATTGTACCACTGTAAGAAGTGTTTTCATACACATCCTTAGAGTGTTGCGATGGTACAATAATTTTATCCATAAGGGTGGATTTCTCAATCCAGCTTGGTGCCACTTTTGTAGTTTCAATGCCGGCTGTTACACCAATATTAACCGGTGCGTACCTTTCCCACTCATTAGGAATTGTGACTTGAATTGACATATCATATGGAGCTTGATTATTGTTTCTTGTTTGATATTCAATAGTTTTCTTAATTAAACTATCAATCCACTGTCTCTCATCTGAATCTTCGTATATCCAATTGGTTTGTCCCCAATTGATGGATAATAAGTAAATATCTAATACATCTTCATAACCACGAAGTGCTCTTAATAGATATCTACAATGCTCACCATATCCAGATTGTGTCAAGGCTGGTCCTCTTACTAATACTTTTTTCTTCATTTTAAACCTCTGCTAGCTCCCATGATTTATAATTTTTTCTTGTTTCCCAAGAACCATGTTTGTCCATCAAATATGTGATAACTTGATCCCACTTGTCTCCATACTCTGAGAAGTTATAATTTGTATTAACATGTTCTCTCCCTAACTTTCCTAATTTGCTTCTTTCCTCTTTGTTCATTTCGTAAATTTTAACCATGGCGTCGACGACCTCTTCGCCGTTTACTCGATCTTCATATATCCATGGAATATCTTGAGACCCAATAATAGCCTTAGAAGCTGGCTCAATTCCAACGCCGAACCATTTTTCGCCATCTGTTACCTGCTCCTGCAATCCACCAGTCATTGTAACAATGATAGGTGTTTCGCATGCTAAGGATTCGAATGTTGCTAATCCAAAGCCTTCTGCATCAGCAACATTCATTGTGCAGTCAGCCATATTATATGCCACTGCTAACTGTTGTGGTGGTACTTTTTCTTCTGAAAACATAACCTCGCCATTTGTTAAGCCAAGCTCATGAATAATGGCTTCAAGATCTTGTCCGTGTTGGTCTCTGACCTCTGTATGCATTAGCAAAATTGCTTTGTCTCTTCCTACTTTATTTAGGAAATCGTTAAACCAAAAAATTAAAGAACCGCTTTGTTTTCGGCGTGCATTTCTGTTATTCCAGAAAAATACAAATTTATCAGCTGCATTATTAAAATGTTCTTGCTTAAACTCTTTGATAAGTTTTTCATCTAATTTTTTAAAAACATCAGTATTGACTGAGTGAGGTAGATAAATTGACTCTGTTTTAGGTGCGACATTTTGTACAATGTCGTGTGTTACTTTCGAGATACATACAACCGCATCATTTGAAGCATAAAATTTTTCATTGTAGGTGGGATAGGGATAATTATCCCAAACGTGGTAATATACCATAGGAACATTTGGTCTAATCTCATCTTCGATTTCCCAAAGCCAACCAAAAAATCTTGGATCTGTCATAAACCATAACATGTCTGGTTTTTCAGTATGAATAACAGATCGTACTTTGTCGTGAGTTCCATACCCATCAACTGGATATATTACCCAGTCTTCTCCGTAATCTCCAACATGAGTTGGTGTATAGTCCTTGTGCTTGACAGCTCCTCCAAAACACACAAAACTATATTTACCTGTATTTAACAGGGCTTCGATCATATAGCGTGTTTGTGTGCCAACACCAGAAGGACTCAAGGGGTGATCACTGATCACAAATATCTTCTTCTTTTCAGTCACATTAACCTCTTCTTATTTACAGTGCGCAGTTTTATAAAATTCACATTGTCGACAATTAAGTCGGTTTTTAATGTGTTTTTTCGCCTTTATATTATACAACGCTTTTGTCAATAAGTTAAGAGCATTTTCTGTTTTCTTTGCTCCGCTTGTGACGCGGAAGAATTCTACATGATCTTTTTTTGCTGTTCTTTTAAGAAGAGCAAAATGAGTTTCGATATTTTTTGGATCTAGATTGTGCTTTTTAGCAAAATAATGTTTGTAAAAGGTAAGCTGGTATGTTGTCATAGGATCTGTTTTTCTTTTAAAGTTCCAGCCCCAAGAACACGATTTCCAATCGATTACGTGATATTTACCGTCTCCAGTCTTAATTACTAAATCAATAAAGCCTTTAAAATTAAGGTCCTGCTCTTCAATTGGTTCGTATAGTTTTTCTTCAACAGAAACAACCTCAAATTCACTAAATTCTTCTTTCAGTGCTGGAAGAATTAAATCTACTAGGAAGTCTCCTTGGCGGCGCATATCAGATACCATCTTAACATCTAAATTTTCTTTAATATTGTCAGGCAGTTCATTAATTTCTTTAGAAAAAGAAAGCTGAAATAATGATTTTTTATCTTCAACTTCTTTTAAGACAACTTTTTCACACACAGTGTGTAGTGCAGAGCCAAAGGCAGTGTATAGATTGCCCTCAAAACCTTTTAATTTATCAATATAAACTAATTTATGATAATAAGAACATTGATTCCAATTTTTTAATTCTGAAAATGATATATGTTTAGCCATTTGTACTCTTTACAGTCTTTTTATTTGTCCTTCTTGTGGACTTTTTTGTTGTACGAGTTGTTTTTTCTGGTTGTTTTGCAGGTTCTGATTCTGTATTTTTTGACAACGTGGGCGCAAATACTTTTTCTGGCGTTGTTGTTACTGTTTTCGTAACCGGCGCCGATTTTTTTACAGACTTAGGCTTCTTTTTTTCTTTTAATAGGAAAACAAATTTACCTCTGTCATTAGCATTTAATCCTACATTTATTGCTGATTTGTTCTCAACACATGTTGTGATATTATAGCCTTCATTTTTTAAAAAATTCTGTGCATCATATACAGTAAATAAAACAGTCTTGCCAGATCTCATTTCATCCACCGAAAGTGATACGTCTAATATTACCCTGTCTTCTTCTTTTTTAATAGTTTTCTTCATTTTGTAGTTCCTCCAATTTTGAATATAGTACGGGACTTATTTCTTTTAAGTATCTTCGCTTTCCAAGATAATAATCTTCAAACCCATCAGCGAAATATTCTCTTAATGATGTTGCTGCATATGGAGAAGCAAAAATATGCTGTGTTATCGAGGTTAATTTCGGATAGCCAATTTCTCTATATAAGAAATTATCAAATTCCAAATTGTAATCTACATCATTATAATATGCCGGATCTGTCTGATATCCTTCATATTTTAATACTCGACGAAGTGCTTCTCTTTTTCGCAAAAATTCATCTTTTATTTTTTCGTCTGCATATAAAAAGGCTTGATATCTATTTTCGACGGCATGTGCAATTTCATGCACAATATCGTCTATCATATCTTTAAAATTATCTTGTTCATTTGTAATGTAAAGTGCTCCATCCATATAAGCAGCATTTATATTACGATCTTTTAGATGTGCAAATTGTCCAACATATACAACATCAACTAAAGATACAAACCTGTGAGGTATTTTTGTTTTCAAAAATATTTTAATATCATCAATATCAATATTGTCTGGGAGCGGATCCGTCACAAACATTTTTGTATTACCTGTAAGATAATATTCTCCCACTTGTTTTACGGACCTTTCGGAAGAACTTTTAATCATATCTATTATATTTTCACGATTCATTTGTCTCTGCTTCGAGCGCTTGCTTATATAGATGTTCACCTTCTTCGACATCAACCAGTGCCTGTTGATAACCTCGGATCCAATTTTCTTCAGCCATTGATAATACTAACTCTTTAAATTCAGATGCCAGAACACTAATAACCATTTCTAATGTTACTTCATCATTTTCAGGTTGAATTTTGTTGCCTACATAATTGACAACCAATTCTTTTAAGTCACTATCGACTTCGACTACTTCTTTTAATGTTTTATTTTGAACATTCATATTACACTCCTTAATAATATAATTACACTTTTTAAAAAGTAAAGAAACTACAAGATTTTAGCTGCCAACGTAGCAATTTTAGAACGTTCACCTTTCTGCAATGTTATATGACCTGATATGTCATATGTCTTAAATTTTTCTATTGCATAAGAAAGACCATTCGTTGTCGAATCTATATAAACATTATCAATTTGTTCTATATCACCAGTTAACACAACCTTGCTTCCTTCACCAACTCTTGTAATAATAGTCTTAAGTTCATGAATTGTTAAGTTCTGAGCCTCATCAATTATAATAAATGCTTTAGAAATTGAACGACCACGAATATATGTTAAGGCTTCAATTTCAATTGTCTTATCTTCAAAAAGATGTTCCATATTATCATGTTGCCCATTCATTAAGAACTCTAAATTATCTTGTATGGGCATTAACCAAGGTCTCATTTTTTCTTCCATGGTGCCTGGTAGAAATCCAATATCTTTTCCCATAGGCTCAACTGGACGTGAAACGACCATTTTCTTATAAAGACCAGTTTCAACAACTTGTTCTAATCCGGCAGCTATTGCCATAAGAGATTTTCCAGAGCCGGCTTTACCAATAATAGTAATAATATTAACATTCTCATCCATCAGCATATCTAGCGCGAATTGCTGCTCTTTGTTTCTGGGTCGTAGTCCCCAGATACCTTGTTTTTGATAATCATTAACTTTTCTAATTGGTGTATTGTGGTCAATAAACTTTGCTAATGCAGTCTTTTTCTCATTTTGATTCGAAACAAGCATTACAAATTGTTGAGGACTTAATTTAATTTCATCTTCTTCTAAATAAACCGCTTCGCCGGCATAGAAATGATCTATGGTTTGATCGTCGACTAAATGAAGGGTAAACCCAGTATAAAGCTGTGAAGTATCTTGAACGACCTTTTCTGAAGAGAAATCTTCACATAATACTTCTAAAGAATCACATTTGACACGCATGTTGATATCTCGTGAAACAACGATAACTTTTCTTTTTGTACTTTCTTTTTCTGTCAAAGCTGTACAAATAATTTGATTATCTGAATCTTCTCTATCTAAATCAGGGGGAAATAGTTTTGAATCAAATCCTTTTACAGATATGATACCAAGTTTCTTTCTTAAACGAATGCCTTTATGAAGATTTCCATTTGCACGTAAACCATCTAAAGTTCTAATAATCCCTCTTGCATTAGCGCCGACGCCATCATGTCTCTTCTTGTGTTTGTCGATTTCTTCTAAAACTTTTAGAGGAATTACAATATCGTTATTTCCGTATCCGTATATCGATTTGTGGTCAGTTAGGAGAACATTTGTGTCGAGTACATATACTCTTTTCATAAAAATTTTGCCTTGTTAATAGTAATTAGTCTTTTGCTTCATAGTTACTTATATGAAAATGAAATCAAATCGATTGATTGCTTTATTCTTG